GGAATCCTGCGAAACCTAAATTTAAAGCCATGTTCTCATCGTTGTCGAATACTCCGTAAGAAGTTCCTCCAGCTCCGTAAGAATTCATTGAAGCTAACATATCGTCCATTGCTAAACTAGTTGATCTATTAACAAACATCATGTATTCTTCAATAGCTCCTTGAGAATCAAACTCAGCTAGTATAGCGTCAAATTCAGCTAAATCAGTAGCAGCATTAACACCAGTTACTCCAGTAGTTATATTACCTCTATTTTCAATAGCAGCAAATAAACCTTCTGTACCAACTAAATCTGAAGCAGAATTAGCCATAACAGTAGATCCATCAATAACACTAGTACCTGTAACATTCTTTTCAGCTTCAAGCATTGCCATTTCTATGTAATCAGAAAATCTGGATCTAGTATCAGATTCAGCTTTTAAGTACCACATATAACCACTTTGTCCCATTTCAGTTGAAATTTCAACCCAACCAATTCTAGAAACATCAGATCCTGATACTTCGTAGTAATCTTTCATTATAATTGGTTTGTTTTGAAAAGTTTTGAAAACAGGTTCGTTAGCACCTCTTGAATCACTTTGAGTAGTAGCCGTACCACCATCCATGTATCTTGTAGCTTTACCGTATTCAGAACCATAAACTAATATAGTTGTTCCAGTAGTATCAGTTGTATCTGTTAAACCACCAGCTCCTAAATCGTAAGCTAACACTTCAAAAGTTAAATCGCCAGTAACACCTGTTACTAGACATTTATGAACTCCATTAGAATTTGCTATAATAACAGTATCGTTAACTCTAACACCATGCTTATCTGGCGTAAGTCCATCAATATCTGTTGTAACAGTTATTGTATTTGTTGCACTAGAACCAGCACCTGCGTTAGCTCCAGTAGAGTTAGTAACAAGACCTTTATAAGATAAATGTAATCTACCTTGTTCTGACCAAACTACTTGATCAGCTTGCATTGCTTCTTCCGCACCAACTTGAGCTAAAAACCCAGAAATTGTTCTAGGTCCAAAAACTTCCGCTTCTTGCTCCATTAAGTCAGGCACGTATTGTTGTGACCAGCCAGCGTTTGAGCTGTTTGCTAAGTCTAAGTAGTTTGTTGCCAACGTTTGCTTTTGTGGAGCAGGTACGCTGTTTAACAAACCACCGGGATTTGAAATTGCCATATTTTATAATTTTTTAAGTTAATTTTTCTTTTTACTTCTAATTTTAAAGGATCTATTTTTTATATCAGAAGAAGATTGACCTAATACCTTAACTTTTATTCCACCAGTTTCATATTCACCGTGGGTTTTTCTAGGTTCTAGATTTATATTCTTATCTTTAGCAATTCTAGCTTTTGTTGCGTCTGCTTTACCTTGCTCATAAAAGTGTTGCGCAATTTTATCAGCATTCATAGCAGTAAATAAAGATTTATGATAACCAGCGGTATCTTCAATAGTTGAATTTTCTTTATTAGTAAATTTATTAATAAAATTATTAATATCGCTTTGTGTTGTCTTTACTTTATTAACATCTTTAACATTAAACCTATATCTTTTATCTCCAACATTATATTCAAAACCTTTGAATTTGTCGCTAAATAAATTATCTGTTTTCTTTAAAAATGATTTAGAATTTGCTTCAGATATTTTCTTCTGCTCTTCATTCTCCTTTTTGTATCTATTAAAGAAATCAATAGCTTCTTGTTGTTCTTTGGTCAACTTTGACCCAGCTTTGATATCTTCATAGTATTTAGACTTTAACCCGTCTAAGTGGGATCTAGCCTCGGCAACTTGCTCTTTAAGGGCTATTTTCTTTTTACGTATTGTTTTTTCGTCATCTATTTCTTCATCAATTCCAAATGAGTCTTCTAATAAAAATCCTCTTTCTTCTGCAGTTAAGTGAGATTTGGTTTTTCTATAATATTCATCTAATACGTCAGAGTCGTCCATTTTTTCAACATCTCTGTTTAAACTTACATAGTCGTTTATATCACCTCCAGTTTCCTCCATAAAGTTCATTAACTTTTGTACGTTTTCTGGCATTGGTTCTCCAACCACTTCTTCTTTTTCAATAGGCTCTTCTATTACTTTTTCTGCAACTTCTGGATCTTTAAGGTCTTCCATTGTAACCTCTTCAATTACTGGAATTTCTTCCTCTACTTCTTTTTCAACTTTTTGTTCTTCAACTACGTTATCTTTTTCTTCAACAACCTCTTCTTTTGTTAGAGGTGGTTTACTTAAATCAACTTTAAAAACGCTATCATCTCCAGCGCTTTCAAATTTAGATTCATCTATTGTTTCTTTAACAACCTCTTCTATAGGTTGTTCATTATTTTCTTCAGTTGTTTTTTCAACAACTTCTTTGTTTTGTTCTTCCATAATAAAATTTTATAAAATATTAAAAATTAGAGACCGTATCTTTCCATGCCCGCGTCTCCACTAAGTATATCATTACCTGAAGATTCAAACTTTTTAAGTGGTTCACCTTCAGTTTTTTGTTGTTCTTTCATAGCAGCTAAATTCATTTGATGACCAGCCTGCCTATCAACTCTCATGTCTTTTCTATCTTCTTTCATTCCATCCATTTCATCTTTACCTCTTTGCTTTGTTCCTTCTAATTTAGAATTTAATTCAAACTCAAATTGCATAAGTTCTTTTTTAAGTTGAACTTCTTGTTGTAAGTATTGAATTTTTAGTTGATTTTTTGTTTGTTCTAATTGAGCTTCAGCTTGAGTTTTAGCTTGCTGTTTTTGTATTTCGCTTTGAGCTGCCGCTTGCTGCGCTTCTTGATTAGCTTGAGATTGAGCTTGTATATTTTCTTGTTGCATTTGCTGATCTCTTTCTAATTTAGCTTTTCTTTTAACTTTTAACAATTCATTAGCAAGTCTTACGTTTCTAACGTTACGCAAATCAATAGCATCATCTAAATCAATTGATTGTTGCTGTAAAGCTGCTTGAATATTATTTTCAAGTATTTGTTTTTCTTCGTCATCTGGCATTAACTCTATAAATATACCAAAGTCATGAAGGTGCAGATTAGACATTTCTTCTAATGTTGCAACATTATGAGCGCCTAAAGCTCTTATAAACGCATCTTTTGTTGGAGAGTATTCTATTATATCAGATATACGTAATGATAAACATTCAGCTACCTCAGCTGTTAAAAATAACATTCCTTGTAAAACGTGTCTTGTTGCTGTATTAGAATTTGCTGCTGCTAACTTTTGTACGCCTACTAAAGCGTCTCTACTTGGTGTACTAGCGTCTCTTGCCTCATTTAACCCGGTTACATCTCTTATCATTTGTAAGTAATAATTGTATGTTTGGATTAAAGCTTGAAGTTTACCACCATTTACTCCATTGTTTATTTGTTGTATAGGTACTTTACCAGGGTTCATATCTCCTTCAGATGTAAAACTTCTACCAATAACAGAACCTGTTTGGAAAAACATATTTAACGCTTCTTGTGGATTATAGTTTGTTCCATTACCTAAATCTATTTCAGCTAACCCATCAGCATCTAAATAAACACCATCAGGAACCATACGAGACATTACTTGTTGTAATTTTAAATGAGTTAATTGTATAGTGTCAGCAAACCCAGTTATTCTACTAACTATAGATTCTATTCTACCTTCGTACATTCTAGGAGCAACAATTTGGTAATTCATTTTTACATTACCAAAATCAGAATCTGATCTCATCATGTTATCTGCCATTTTCCATTTTAGCATTTTATCAGCGCCTATTATGTAGACGCCTTCATATAAAGTTTCAATAACTCTTTCTAATTTACTAAAGTCGCCATCCATATTTTCTACAGGTGGATTAAATGAATCGTCTTTTTCTATAACTTTCTCTGCGCCACTAGATAATTTTTTTAACTTATAAACATCATTCATGTGCGTTTTATAATTAAAATATAAAACTTGAACTTTATTTCTATCTTTATGTGTTACGTAATCTAAAGGATAAGTGTATTTATCTGCTATTTTTTTAATTTCTTCTTCAGATAATTCTGGAAAATCTTTAACTAATTCATTTATTGGAATTTCTTTTACCTCTCCAATATAATATATATCGTCAAAGTAAGGTGATTCTGTATGAGAGTAAACTAAATCAGCTGGATCTACATATTTAGCTTTAGCACCTTCGCTCCAATTAAACGTTGTTTTTGTAGCACCTATACCTAAAACAGTTAAATCATATAATACTCTTTTTCTTATTAAATCGTAACTACTACTGTCTAATAATACATTTAAAGCTTGCTCTTCAGATAATTCTACAGCTTGCTTATAAGTTAACTGCATGTGTAGTTTTAATTCTTCTTCTGTTGAGGGTAGCATTTCAGGATTATTTTCGTAAAGATCCATATCAAATAGCTGATTAGCAATTTCATTATACTCTTTAGAATGCATATCTCTTAATAAAGATTCCATGTATTGCGTTCTTTGATTAACGCCATGCTCATCTTGTGAATAACAATTTATTTCATAATTTCTATCTGCCATTCCATTAACTACAATATCTACAAATTTAGGAATAATAGGGACAGGTTTCCAATCTAAGTTTAAATAAGATAAATCACCGTTTATTGATAATTCATTTTTATATTTTTGAACAGGTTGCTCCCCTCTAGCATACAACCTTAAAGTATGAAAATTATTTTTATGACTATTATACTTAGATGTCGTGCCTGAAAACCACTCATGCCTTATTGCTCTTGCTATTTTTAAACCATATTCTTCGCTAAGCTTTTCTAAATCGCTAACAGCTTGTGATGGAAAATTTATAGAATGTTGTATTAAGTTCATATTTTATTTTTAATTATCTGTGACGAAAATCCTTTATTATTATATTTTGATATATTTATGTTTAATGCTTGTTTTTCCCTATTTGGATGTGGTCTATATAAATGCCTATTACAAGCCATTATTGCTAAACCAGAGCTAATAGAAGCA